CGGGAGACGACTAAATACTTAGGAAGGAAAATTTATTATGGCAAGAACAATTCAATCCCCTGGTGTAGAAATTAACGAGATCGATTTAAGCTCACGCACATCGTTCCCGATCGGTACAAACGTCCTTATTCAAGGATTCTCCTCTAATGGTCCTACCGACGAGACTTTGACAGTTAGCACTTTCTCGGAATTCGAGACAATATATGGTACCCCCACAAACGCAGCTGAGAGATATTTTTATCATACAGTAAAAGCGGCATTCAATAGCCCTGCAAATGTACTGGTTAACCGCTTACCTTATGGTAACCAAAAAGGTGAAGGTTTCACCGACGAGCTATTCAGTGCTCTTTGCTTACCTGTTAGTGGTGATGATCATTATGCTGATCCATTGTCCGGAAGTTATTTAACAGACAAGAGCCCATTGACTGGTGCAGGTGGTCAAACCTCTGGTCCAGACGGTGACGGAATGATCTCCTCAACTACGGCTAGCTCTAAATTGGGTAGTGTATCAGACAGTACACAGCTCATGTTCGGTACACCAATCCGCATGGATCTACTTCCTGAAGAATATCAAGCTGTTAAAAACGGGGAAATTTCATTTGAAGAAAACTGTTTAGTACCATTGAAAGATTCAGATGGTACTGTTGATTACAGCAGCCCAATTTTTGACAATGTAGGTGCTGAACAAAAGAACGCTTGTAAGTTTGACGACCTACCAGCATATTTTGATGCTAACGTACCTGGTATTGACTCGAATAATTATGACGTTAACGGAAAACGTAAGCTTCGTGCTTTCGTTAAACGTGCCAAGTACGCTGGTATGTTCATCGTCAACAAAGCTCAGACAACTGTCAACACATATTTTGAAGGTTATTACCTTGCATTTGGTGACAACATGCAATTTGCTATCAATGACGGTACTGATAACGAAACAAACTTCTTTGACGCTATTGAAGGTTGTAAGACATTCGGTATACAGGGTAGCTACTTCGACGTACCAGTTGTAAGACAAAATTTCAAAACTACAGCCCATACAGTGACTGGTGCTGGAGGAAGCATGAGTGAAGTGTTTGAAAACACACCAAATTATGACATCGCTAATGATGAAAATCGTGATGTTATCGGACTTGGTGTATTCAAGCTCAGAAAAAGTATCTACGCAACAGACACAACCATGTTGGACTTCACACTTGAAGAAGCTCACATCGGTAGTATGGATGCATACAAACAAACAGCTAACATTAGCGGTGGTAAGCCCAAGAGCTTCTACATTGAAACCGTTGATGCTAACAGTTCCGTTCTCACGATCTTTGCTAACAAGTTCATTTCGGAAAATTCCGGTACATTCTTGACCGATACAGAGAATCCATTGGTACCCAACACCACAATCAAGTTTCACCCTGAAGCTCAAAAGTATGTATGGGCCACTGGTAGTTATCAGGAAGAGGTTCCTGCAAGTTCCAAGAAAAGTATTGGTAGTATCAATGCTAAGATTCAACGCAACTTTGACAAGCTTTCAAATCTCGATGAATGGGACATTGACATCACTTGTGATGCTGGTCTCACATCTATTGCTACATATGTTAAATATGTACAAGAAAAGGTTAAGTATGAAGCACTACAAGATTGGTTAGACAACAACGGTTACAGCAGCGTACAAGATTATGCTGACCAAAACTCTGGTAACACATTATATGCTGATTATACTGCATATAAAAACGGTGAGAGTATCGGTGGTAGAGCCGCTTCAACTCTTAAATATCCAGAAAATCCGGACATCATTGTCGCATATGATGATGATGCTGTGATGGACACATCTGGTTTGTACTCAAACACGATTGGAGCCTCCACCGGAGCTGCTGCTGATTGGGTAGGTTTACAAGGAGTCGCAACTTGGGGTGGTCAAGAAGTAGTCAACCACTGGAAAGCAGTTGTAGATTCATTTGTGATCTTCGCGCAAGACCGTAGAAAAGACCACATAACATTGATCGACCCATTACGTCATATATTTGTTCAAGGTCGTAACGGTGTAGCTCAAAAAGACACAACCAAGAACTTCAGTCAACACATTTTTTACCCGATGAAACACTTGATGAGTGCAGTTAACACAAACTATGCTGCAACATACGGTACTTGGGTCAAGCAATATGATGCAACACAGGATAAAAACTTCTGGGCACCACCTAGTGGAGTAGTATCCGCTTCATTTGCTACAAATGACTCAGTGTATCAACCGTGGTTTGCCCCGGCAGGTTTCACTCGAGGTTTAGTAACTAACGCATTGGACATCGCTTTACGTCCTAATCAAAAACAACGTGATCAGTTTTACAAAATTGGTGTGAACCCTATAGCCTGGTTCCCAGGAGATGGATACGTTATTTTTGGTCAGAAGACATTGCAAGCCAAGCCAAGTGCATTCGACAGAATCAATGTACGTCGTATGTTCCTTTATTTGGAAAAAGCAGTCCGCAAGACAATCAAGTACTTTGTATTTGAACCTAACACGTTCGGTACTCGTCAGAACATAATTGCTGTACTTACACCAATTTTCCAACGAGTCAAGAGCACACAAGGTCTATATGACTACTTGATAGTTTGTGACGACAGAAACAATCCACCGGCGGTGATCGACAATAACGAAATGGTGATTGATATATACATCAAACCAGTAAGGTTCGCTGAGTTTATCTTGGTAAACTTCTACGCAACCAGAACAGATCAAAACTTCGGTGAATTGATTGGATAAGGAGCCGCTAGACTAAATAATTTTAGGAGAAAACAGATATGGCAGATATAACAGAATATGATATTGAACACTTTTACGACAATCTTATTGTCCGAGAAGTAGCTAGACAACACCAGTTCCGTGTAACTAGTATTAGCACAGGATTTGGCGCCGATGTACCCGCTGGGATCAACGACGTTGAAAACAAGTTGTTGGTAGAGAGTACCACATTACCCGCTAGAAGCGTGACTAACGTACCAGTCAACTTCCACGGTGTGGACTTTAACTTACCCGGTAATGCTAAGTATCCCGGAAGTGATGCTTGGAACGTGACGTTTAGACTAGACCAACAATTAAACATCCGGAGAATATTTGAGGACTGGAACACAGCAGTGTTTGACGACCGTACTACCGCTGGTAGTATTGTTCGTAGTAACGATGCTTACATGGTTATCAGTTTATTCGACCAGATGGGAGCATCTCATGCTCAATATGTATTATGGGGTATATATCCTACAGAAGTAGGTTCCCTCGAGTATAATGTTGGATCGGACGGAGACATTGTCACATGTCAGGTTACATTAGCATACCATTACTGGAGCCGTCAAGGACCTAACGCGTTCAACAACCGCTCTATTGTTGCAGACCCATCACTAGGTGGAGGAGTACAAAACTCCGCTAATACATATGGTGGTAGTGCTAACGCTGAAACCGGACTGTAATAGTCGTATCAATTATCTCAATAAAGG